CCAGGCTTGAATGAGCCGGATTTCACATTCTGGATAGCGCTCATGAGGTCTTCGTTCCTGTTCGCAGTCGTTTCCCTGTTCGCCATGATTCTCCCAGCGTCTCTCCAGCCGACGTTCTCGGCTTTCATGGTTCCGTACTGCTGGACAGGCTTCGTCTTTCCAAGAACGAACGCGGCCCCTTTTATCTGGTTCACCGGGTTTACCGGATTGTATTTATTGAAAGCATCAGCGTATGGCTTCGCCTTCATGAAAAGGTCAGGAGCCTTCCTTACGATGTTCTGCCCGATTCTCTGTGTGCTTTTCTGGACGAAGTTAGTCGCGTTCGGGAGAACCGACGTTCCGAAATTCACCGCCCTCCGTACTGGAGATGGCTCTTTATCTCTTCCACCGATTAGGTTCCTGATGGAGTCAAGGAGTCCCATACTGGTTTGGGATTATGCCTGTCCACCAAGAATCTGGCTCATGAGGTCATCCTTGGCTCCAGTGCGATATATAGGGCTGTATTGCGAGGTATTCTGCATGTTCTGAGCTGATGTGAGTCCTCCGCTTGCGAATCCGGCGTTGATATCGTCAATTGTGAGCGCCTGGTTAATCCCAGGGACATTCTGTGATGATTGGTCAAGCTCTGCCTCTTTAGCCTTGAAGTCACTCACAAGATTATTAGCCCAGGTAGTCAATGCTTCTGTTGTCTGTTTCGCGTTGTTGTCGAGCGTGAGTTTCGCATTCACATATTCTTTCCACGCATCGGTGGTAGCGGCGCGTTTCGCAGAGCTTGCAGCTCCCTTCGCGTTATCAATGGCATCGAGCTGAGCCTCGAACTGCTGGCGAAGGTTCATTTGCTGTTGGTCATACTCCTGTTTCGCGGCAAGGAGCTTGTTCGAGTAGAACGTCTCAGCAGCCGCTTTCTTGCTCGCGATATCCGCCATTGCGGCATCACGCTGTTTCTGCACGTTGCCGATTGAAGAGAACGCCTGCCGTCCGAACTGCTCACCAAGAGCCTCCGGAACAGACGAGCCATAATTCCCAGATGCGGAAAGGTATGCCCCCTGCCTTCGCTGGAGGTCTCCGAGAAGTTGCCTCGCCTGCGCGAGCGCGTTGTTCGATTCGTTTGTCCTCTGAATTTCAAGATTCCCGAGAGTCGTCATCTGGTTCGTCTTCTCTTGGTTCACAAGATTTTCGAACTGTGGGAAATACGACGCGAGGAGACCGGAGGCTTCGTTGTACCTGTCCTCAACCCCGCTTTTCACTTTCCCGAGCCTCTTGAGCTCATCTTCGAATTCAGCGTTGATGTCTGCCTGTTGCATGTTTTGAAGCCGCATGAGGTCATCACGCTTGTTCGTCGTCACTCCTCCGAGTCCTATCCCAGGAAGCGCGTTCGTCGTTCCGCTTCCTCCGCTGAGAGGGGTTTGAGTTCCGCCTCCAGTCGATGAACCGCCGTCTCCAGTAGGAGAAGAGGCTACCGGAGTCTGGATATTCCCTGTCGGTCCGGCAGAGTCTCTAGCTATCAAAGCATCCTCTTCCTGTTGGGACATACCGGCCTTCCCGGCGTTCCCGAATATACCCTGTGCCACGGCTATAGGAAGAGCTACTTTTGTCGCTACTGCGCCGAGCGCTTTCGATGCAGTTGTTGTCTTCGGGAGCCAGCTTGCCATAAGTTTGCGTTAAAACGAAACACCGAGGAACAAAGAGTTCTTCGGCGGAGATATTTTCTCTAATTTACTTCCATCCTATCATATCGCGAAACCAAGTCAAGGTCACACTCTCCATGAGCTTGGAATCTGCGAAGACTTCGTAAGCACCGCCTTCATAGCCACAATCTTCGCCTTCGAGCCTGAACCGAAAATCCGTACCTTGTACGACCGTATCCCGGTTTTGTTCATCTGAAGGAATTTGACGATTTCCGATGAGTTCGTCAGCCCTGTTGATGCCTGGCTGGTAGAACCAAATCCCATACCGAACCCGAATGAGAACGACCCCCATCCGGAGAGCGAGTTCGCTCCGGTGATAGCGAACGATTTCGACACGTTCGTTACACCTGATTTCCCTTCGATGATGATTTCCACGTTCACCGTCCCGATGACATCCCTGAGTTGGAGGAAATACGAAACCATATTCTTGAGCTCAAGCGGAGCTCCAGCTGATTCCTTTCTTGATTCGAAGAGCCAGTCGAATGGTACGCCGTCATCATCTGAATATCCGTTTGAAATCTCGTGGACATATCCGTCTGAACCTCCGTACAGGAAGTGTTCCTGCCCATTCTCATCGTAGAATATCCCAGAAGACGCGGGATTTGCAGGATAGTTGAACGGTCCTACGAACGCGAGTCTTTCTCGGTCGTATGCCATAGCCTTCATCGAAGTAGCTCCAACAGGATAGAAGAACCAGTATTTGTTCGCGAAATACGTCGCATGGAGCTCACTTATTCTCGCGAGATTTATCGTCTCCATCTCCGGTCTGATTCTTGCCGATATCTCTGATGTTCTGAGAATGTTAGTGAAATTCGGCTCATACCCGAGAGAGTTGAGCGAAACACCTCCACCAGCCCTCCGTCCGAGAAAGAAGATGTCGTTTTCAACCTGGAGTATCGTCTTGTCTGAAACGCATCCGATAGCGGCAGAAATCCTCTGAACGGTAGGCTCGACTATCCCGAGGTCTGAATTGTACGTCAAGGTAATCTGGTAGACGGACCTATCCTTGAAGACGATTATCTTCCCGTTGTCACCCTCTTCAAGGCCAGTGATGACTTCACCGTCATCTTTCGCGACATCGACATATCCTCCACCTTTGGACCAGTGGAATTTGTCAACATTCGGTCCTCCTCCGGAATACATCACGCGGCTCGGGTTGTTCTCCACATACGCGACTACCAGCTTCTCTTTCGTCGCTATGACATATTTCGCCTTCGGCCCGGCGGTGAAGTCAGCTTCAGGAGGAAAAACGAATGCGGATGAGACTGAAGAGCCGTCGTCGATGAATGAAAGCGTCGTCTGCGGGACTCTCGCGAGGAATGTCTCGTTTCCTGCGTCACGCCCATAAATCACATACCCTCTGGAGTTTGCGACTGATGTCCACGAAAGCGTCACGAAATTCGTCGTGAGGAGATACTCCGGAAGATTGGCGAGCGTAATCGGGTTTGAGGCAAGCGTCTCGCCGGTTTCCGATTCTGCCGATACTCTCCATGACCAGGTGAACGCCCCTGTAGTCCCTGAAGATTTCGTAGCGCTGATGATTGACGGGGTTGAGATTCCAACATACGAAAGAAGCGTCGTCCCGTCGTACCGGACCATTTCCTTCGAAAGAGAGACGAAATACTCCTTGTTATATATCTGAACTCCGGAAACCCTCGCTCCAGAGACGTATGATGCCCCAGGAAGAACGGAATATGACGCTCCGGATTTCTTTACGACCATACCTCCGTCGGAGATGGAGAGGTGCTGCACTGTTCCGCTCTTCGGAGTATAGGGAATAGTGGTGTGGACAGGCCCAGGACCGGATAGATAGTATTTTTTCGAGCCAGGGCGTTGGTTCAGGATTCCTGCCCCTTCGAGAAGCATGTTGTTCCCTGCCCTGATTTCCTCCTTGTTGAGTTCCGTATCTTGCAGCAGGAAGTTCACCCCTCTTCGAAAGGAGTTCCAGCTTATCTCTATCGGTTTTCCGAAATCAATCGGTTTGCTTTTCCTTACTTCAAGGAGTGGCATAGTCTTAATCTACTCCAAGTCTGAACCCTCTTTTCGCCGCGTAGTTGCGTATCGACGTATCCATCTGTACTCCCTTCGTCACTTCCTTCGAGAGCATCCTGGCAAGGAGCGCTTCTGCCTCGTCACTGAACTTCGAATATTTCACGGAATCCCTCGCAAAGAGCACCTTCGATGTCGCTCCGATGGTCAAATACTGGTCGGACGGGCACTTCGATATATCAGTCCCAGTCGTGAGCGATGCCGGCATGGACCAGTACCGGACATCAGCCGTTATCGTCGTAGCGGCTGCCGGGTGTACTGAAAGATATTTCTCCGCCAAATCTACCGTCACATACGCATCAGTTGACGAGTACAGTCCCTCATCTTCTATCCTTATCTCCGCGCGTTCATTCCCATCGAATTTCGGGAATCCATCGAGCTTCACGAAGTCAGACGGAAGCCCTATCGAAGTTCCGGATTGAAGAAGTGTCGTTCGTTGTGTTTTCCGAAGACCCTCCCAGTTGTAGTCGAGCTCATACCAGTCGTTCTGCGTCTGGTTAAGGGCTTCAAGCCACAGCGAATATTCATCTCCTGATGGTACTTCGATGTCACCGTTCAGGTGCAAAGCCATTCCAGCCATGAGTTGGTCTACTGTTTTCAATCCCATAATCGTATAAAAAAACGCCGAGAACCTGAAAGTTGCTCGACGAGATATTTTCTCTAAGTTGATTCTATTGTACCACTCGGCTCCAGGATGTCAATTTCGGCCACTCACCTTTTCCCTTCAACTCTCTTTTCCTTTCGTCATACTTCCCATTGAAGACGATGTGGTGCTCGTCCCATCCGTCTCTTCTGCCGTGTCTTAGGGTGAAACTTTCATTCGACTGGTCGAGGTAGGTCTCGAACCCGGCGTCTTTCGCCCGCTCCATAAACTGGAGCTGGTCTCCGCCATACCCGAGGTAGTCGAGCGCCTCATCCATCCCTCCTACTTCTTCGACGACTTTTTTCGGGAAAGCTGCCCAGTTCCACTCGATATCGTTCCAGGTGCACTTGTAGAAACTTCCGTACTTGTCAGTTTTTCTCGGGTCGTTCCAGATTTTGATTTCCGGCTTCCCGTACTTCCCTTCTCTCTGATACTGGTCTCCGACTCCAGAGACGAATGCCCCGGTTTCTTCGACGGCTTTCTGGAACTTTTCGAGACCGTCCGGTCTGACCCAGATATTGTCCTGGAGAGTGACGATGATGTCTCCTTTAGCCTCTCTGAACAAAGCGTTATACGCGACATTAAGGCTCCAAAATCTTCCAGCTCTTCCTGGAAATTCATCTTTAATCCATCGAGCTTCTGGGAATCCAGGGTCTTCGCGAGAGCATATAATCCATTCGAAAGGGATTGTCTGATTCTTGAGAGCAATCCTCGGAAGCTTAAGTTTTTCATTGTCGTTTGTAGGAGTTATTACAGAAATTTTCATGCTTCTATTTTCTTCTTACTACTTCCTCCCCAGGTAGGGGTTTTCTTATGGCACGGCTCGCACAGTGTCCTTCCGTTGTCTATCGATAACCTCAATTCAGGATAGAGCGCAAATGGCTTGATGTGGTCAGCGTTGAGTTTCCCGCCAACCAATCCACAGATTGTGCATGTATAATTGTCACGTTCAAATACTGATGTTCTCCATAATATATATTCAGGGCTTTTCCGTATCTTCTTGTATAACGGTGTAACCCCGCCCTTCCAACATGGATGGTTTTCTCCTGAGCACAATGGTCGCTTTTTCCCAAGGTTCGCAAGACGAATTTTCAATTTCGTTTCTGGAGTGTGCTTCCTACCAGTGTGGAATCTCCTGAGCGCTTCTTTATGCTCCTCGCTTATAGTCTTCCCGATATTTGCGATAAGCAATTTGCGCCTGTTTTCAGGAGACATTTTTAACCCAATCTTTTTCTTACGCATCTTTTCAATCGCCTCCGGTGTTTTCGCTTTTTTTCTAGCCTCAGCAAGCAACGAAAGATGGAACTCTGTTCTTTTGTATATACCTGCTGGCATATTCTCTATGATTCGACCCATTTTAATATGTCTTCAGCGTACTGCTTTGACGTGAGGTTGTCAAGAATAAATTTCCTTCCTGACTTTTTTTTATCTTCTGGCCATGATTTTATCTCTTCAACTGCGTTTCGGATTGACGTTGCGTCAGGATTCACGATAAGTCCCGCGCCACTTCTTTCTATGTATTCTCTATTTTTTGGTGAATCACTCATAACAACAAGCGGTATGCCCGCGCAAAGGGCCTCGGCTGAGCACCGTTGGCCGCCTCCCCAGAACTCAGCCGTATTCACCGCTACATGAGCTGAGTTTAGCAATGCGTTCACTGCCTTATACGGCATCTCTGGGAGTCTGATTGACTGTGATGAGTTATCCCACGGCTCTCGGTCGTTTTCCTGATACCTTCCGCAAAGAACCCCTTTCGAGCCGAGAGCTTCAGCGAAGAGAGGCTGCCGCTTCCACCCAGCGAAGGTTGCTTGCATGAATCCGTCGAACGCTTTCGGAATATCGAGCGGCTTGAAGATGTCCTCATTCACTCCGAACGCAGTTGAGTGCGGAACTCCCATGAGTTCGAGCTCGATATCGTTTATCTTGCTCTCGACGAATACATGGTCGAATCCTTCAATCCAATCCTTCTTTATCTCTCCTCCGGCGTAGAGAAGCGCTTTTCTCGTTTTGTGGAATCTTACTTTATCATACCAATCGTAGGAGAACATGGTCATCGGTGCTTCCCAAAAGAGAAGAACATCGTACCCGTCGAGGCTGTCCGTCGGCTCGATGTATTTCACATCGTGCTTTTCCTCGATTCGCTTCATAGCAGCCCAGAGGCCGTCTTGCCACTGGCCGTATTTTCCGGTGAAGCCGTACCAAATCATGGCAATAGAAAGCCTTTTCATACTATTCTTTTAGTAAATCCAAATCCAATGAATTCCCCAGAGATTCCATCAAACTTTGCGACACTCTTATACGATTCCGGGAGAGTGTCATCAAATTTTTTTCTGAGATTCCTAAACTCATCAGAATCAGTAAAATGCACAGGAACTATACAGTTTTTCCTCTCATTTTTGATGAATTCTGAAAATTTAACGTCAGAGTATCCATTGAAGGCACCGCTCCCCTTATCAAAGAACACCCCATCTTTCGTGGTGACAATCTCGTCATCAAAAAACGGCATCACAACGAGTTTCATACACTTTTAAGCCATACTTGTGATATGTTACCCCAGTTTTCTTCCTTCGCTTTGTACGGGTCAAGTTGATGTATACCATCATTCTTGATGAATTCAGCTACTTTTCTCGCTATTGCTTCCTGGGTCTCCTTTCCGTTCGGGTCTCCTTCTGTCGTATCACAGTATTCTCTTCCTTCGAGCGCGGCGTATGATGTGGTGAATGGGATGCATCCTACAGCGGCGCTCTCCCTCACGCTGATGCAGTCGATTTCTTCGAACGTAGTCGGGTAGAAATGTACCAGTGATTCAGCCTTGAAATCTATCAACTCTTTCTGGCTCACTCTCCCGTGGTGAAATACGCCTGGCTGTTCCATGAGTAGTTCAATCTTTTTCTTCCATGCCTGTCGCTCTGGGTTGGCGCTAAAGATTCGGTCGAAAAGATTCCACCCGTAGAATATATGAAACTCAGCGTCAGGAACAGCCTTCTTGATGATTGGCCACCCTATAGACAATGCTTGTTCAAGACCTCTATCGTAGCTTGACGCCCATACGACCTTTATTCCTTTCTTCTCTACCTTTTTCGGTATAAGACTCAGGTCAATTCCATTCGGGACGATGGCAAACTTCTCATCCGGGACATCCGGGAGAAGGCTCCGGTGGTATTTCGACTTCACGAAAATCTTCGTAATCTTTTTGAGTCTCTCCTCGGTATACTGTGCCGGCTCCGGAACGTCGTGCAAGTCCAAGAGAATCCTCTTCGCCTGGAGCGGGAGGTTCAGCACGGACTCGTTCCTCCAGATTATGAGCGTGTCGAAAGAATCCTTCGGGTTCCACTTCCAGTACGGGAGCCAGGTGACGCCATCTGTCTCATGTTCGGTGTGCGGGTCTCCGTAGATAGTCACCTGGTATCCGCGCTTCACCCATTCCTTCGAGAGATTTATGACCGCGGTCTCAGAACCTCCGATTCCTTTCTCAAGATTCGTCTCATCCCACTTCTCGAATCCTTTCCCGCAGTAGTAGACGATGGACTTCTCCGGCCAGACTTTCGCAGGGGTGAATTGCTTCCTCAGTTTTTCAACCAGGAGCGTGTCGGTGAGTGTCCCAGGGAGCCCTGTCAGGAGCGCCTCGACCTTATCTTCCTCTCCGTTTTCCGTAAGTTCTTCGACGATGGCGATGACATGCTTCCCGAGCTCACCGAGCTGGTGAATCTGGTACACTCCATCCCGCCGTTTTGCGAGAAACTCATCATCGGGGAAAAGCTGGCAAAGCTGCTCTGCGGCTGCGAATGCCTCCTTTATCTTGTTCTGTCCGAGACAGGCGAAATACAGTGTCTCAAGAGCCCGCATCTTATCATCCCTCGGGGTGAGCACCATCGCCGTCTTCGGCTGCTCCAATCCGAGTCCCATCTTCGTATAGAATATCGCCCGGTCCCAATCCTCTTTTTTCGCGTAGACAAGCCCTATATTTATGTACCATGTCGGAAACTCAGGACGCTCCTTCACAGCCTGGAGGTAGCAGTCTATAGCCTCATCATATTCAAGCGCATCCCTCCTGATTTCACCGAGGTAGTTCCAAGCCATCGCACGCTCCTCGTCCCATCCTGAATGTTCAAGGTAATCAAGAAATAGCTTCTTTGCCTTGTCGAAATTCTTCTCATCGAAATAGCACCTGGCGAGATAGTATTCCGTGCGCGGGTCATGTTCTTTTTCTTCCTCGTATGCTTTCTCAAGAATCTCGATGTTCCTCTTTATGTTCGAGTCGATGTTCTCCTTCGTCGGATGATGCGCAACGGCTATCTGTCTCGTGAAGGTCGTCTTCGGGTTCGATATCTTCGCAAGCGCGGTCTCATGCAGAGCCGCTACCCACTCATAGACATTCTTCCTGAGAATCCTCTCCCTCGGGTGTGATATGAGGATATCCCCGGTTTTCTCGTCTATCTGGTACTGGTATTCTGCGAAGTACGCATCCATACCTGACTTGATGATGTCCTTGAGCGCCATCCCTCCGAGGAGCTCGTCGTCCGTGTCGAGCCAGAGAACATATTCATACTCATCCGGTATCTGGCTCATGGCGAAGTTTCTCGCTTTCGAGAAGTCTTTTACCCACTGGAAATGCGAAAGATGTCCTCCGAATGTCTTTATGATATCAGGAGTCTTCCCGGATTCCTTCCATGTAGTAGTTACATAGATGGCGTCCACATACGGAGCCGCCGAAGAAAGCATCCTATACATCTGCTTGGCTTCATCATCTGTTCCCTTGCAGATGACATTCAGCGCTATTTTCATATTTTTTCGTTAGGGGCGAATTGTGAATACCGTTTTGCGAACTGCCGCCAAAATTTTCTTTTCCCTATCTCTGAAATCCTCGTCTTATACAGTATGTCTATTACCTCATATACTTCGAGTGGTATTTCCGCGAGATGCCGGAAGTTCATCGAGTCTCCGGATTTTTTCGTCATGTTCGAACCGTACTCGTCGAAATTCGCCCGGCGCTTGTCCTCTACCATATCATAATGCGCCTTTGCATATTCTGGGTTGCTGCGTACCCATGAATCCACCACGAGGTCTATGGTATCGAACATCGAGTGTGTCTTGGAAAAATAAATAAGCCGCTCAACAAAGGCGACCTTCACGGCGTTTTCCACGCTCTTTTCGCTTGTTGCTTTCGGGACGAATACCATAGGCTTGAAAAAGGAAACTCCCCTGCCGGTGCTGGCGGCAAGGGAGTCATCCTTAACGTTATTCGCCAGCACCGCGAATTCATTCTATTGTCTGCGTTCAGGACTACAGGTTGTACCCGCCACGAAGCGCTGCGGCGCGGGCGCCCATGACTTCGAGCGTGGCTTCACCGATAATCTGTCCTTTCTTCGAGTCTCCGGTCTTCGAGAGCTCCTCGACTTTCGGCTCCCGCAGGTAGGCGATACCGATGGAGTCCTTCTTGAAGCAGAGGACTTCGTTGGTGACCATATCCTTGTGGGCGCGAATTTCGTGAACACCACCATCCGATTCGTACACCATGATGGAGTTGATGAGCTTCTTGTCGGTCGCGGAGATGTTCTTCGTCGAACCGGCAGTGAACTTCGAGATATCCTGCTTCCGCTTCATCGTGGTCAACACGAGGTCGAACACATCCTCATCGTTCGTCACTCCCCACACGGCCGATACGATGTCGTTGAATTCAATTTCCGAGAGCGAGGTTCCGGACGCGCGTTGCGTGTAGAGGCCCTCATCGACGACCCAGTTCCGGAGACCGTGCATCTCACGGGCGACACCGGACGAACCGGACGCCTTCGTTCCGCGGAGCAACGCGAATTCGAGCTGCATCTTCCAGCCTCGAAGCGCCTTCCCGCTTTCACGGGCATACGCATCAACCGGGGAAACCTTGTCTACCGCGATTTCAGTTCCGGAAACCGCGAAGGTTTTCTTGATAATCTGGCAGATGTTGTTCTTCCGAGTCGCCTGCGTCTGAGCGGCGAACGACGCTTCGTCTCCTTCAATCGCACCAGAGTTCGTGGTCGGGCGAGAAAGATAGAGGTCTCCCCACTCGTGGAGGGTCTGCGACGCTTTCTTCCGCTTCGCGATGTGCTGCAAATAGTTCTTGTCGGGCGAGACATCGGCGATGACATCCATGAGGTCTTCGCGCCTCAGTACGTCATCATACGTCTCAATAGCCCCTGCGAGTTTGGCCATAGAAATGTTGTGGAACCAGCACTTTCCGTATTATTTAATCACTCTTTTCATCAGTTCTCCGAGAGCATCGGCATCACCGCGTCTCGCACCAATCCTGACGGACTCATCGTCCTGTACAGCCTTCGGTATGTTGACGCTGTTCCCACGGGCCTCAAGAGAAGCTTGTTCTTCCCTCGTGAGTGTCTCTACGGCCGCTCTGGCCGCGGCATCACGCTGGGGAGCTGAGAGGGAGGAGAATTTCTCCTTCACTCTTTCAGCGAGCTTCACGAGGTCTGTGTTCTTGCCTTGCATCTTGGAAACGATGAGCTGCCCTGCAAGGAACTCTGCGAAGTCTTTATTCTCCGGCTTTCGGCTCTCCGGGTTGGAAGGGTCGAGCTCAGGGAACTTCGCGTAGAGGCGTTCGTCTTCAAGCCGTTTTTCGAGTTCAGATACGCGATTCGCTGACATGATTGCTGCCTGTTCGGCTGCTGTCATGCGCTGCATCGCTGCCTGTGCATCCATATCGGCCGCGAACGGCTGGTCTGGTGTTTTCAGGTGGGTTCCACGAAGTTGATTCAGGAATTCCTGCTCTTCGGCAGTTTCGGTCGTTTGTCCTTCGAGTTCTGCAATCCTTCTCCGCATTGCTATGAAAGCATCACGGTCCTTCGGTTCATACTTCGAAAGGTCTTCCTCTCCTGTCGATGTCGGCTCTTGCGCCGCCTCTTCTACTACTACCGGAGGGGTTTCCGGTGCGGCTTCGACAATTGTCTCTGCCGGTACGCCCTGCTCCTGCACATTCTCTGGTTCCATAGTATACACACACGATTATCGGCCGTGGTCGCCGGGTTTATGGATAAAAAAAGAACCAGGACGCAAAACGCCTGATTCTTTCCGTGCATCGGATTGATTAGAATATAAACATAATAGATTTTCTTGTCAAGAACGTCGGGATAACCCGGTAGATTCTCTGGTGGTGAATATAGAACGACTCTATCATAAGGCTTGCACGATTCCGAGTGCCACGAAACACGCGATGAGCACGACCGACGCTCCGATGACGAAGCCGATGAGCATATTCGCGCTGTCGTCTTTCTTCTCGTAGGCGAGTATATTCTTCGTTGCGGCGGCTATCTGCTTTGCTGTTTTTTTCATCACTTCGACACAATGATTACCTGCGGAGAAATGCAAGTGGGGTCAAACCTGCACAATCAACTCCTGTGAAGTCGTCGCGACATGAGCTAGCAGGAACACGACTGTATATTTGTCCGTCCCGTCTATGGCGACATAGGTCGCGATACGGTCTCCTGCGTAGGGGTAAACGGAGGCGGCCGCCGTCGATTGGACGACATCAGTAGGGGTAAACGGAGAAAGCACACGATTTTTCACGTCGAAACGGTACATCTGGTTCAGTAAACCGTTCCCGAAAATGTTGAGATAGCCAAATCGTCCTTCATTATCGAATGGGGCATATTTCCCGCAAGTCCCGGTCGTCGGAGATACTGAACCTCCGTCGTAGACGATTGCGTTGCTCCATGTCCCTGTGATTGCTCCGGAGATATCGAGCATATCGAGCGTCGTGGCTGCACCCCCGCGGAAGGAGAAGATATGTGAGTGCCGGGAGTTTTTCGCTGAATCCGGCTCGATACCGAATGCCGCAAACGATGTGCACCCAGCACCCATCGCCCCTCCACGGTTCCCGAAATACGTGACATGCCAGGCATTGGCTGCGATGGAGTTCGTACCGTTGTTGATGGTTGCGGTCGTGTAGTTGTAGGTGTAGGTGACGGCAGACGCGGAAGACCAGAGGAGGAGCAGGTTCGGGTATTCGATGACGAACTTCGCGTTTGCCGAAGGTGTGACTGCCCAGTTCGCTCCAAGGGTATAGACCGGAGACGCTCCGGCAGTGTGGGAAGCAATGATGGCACGTTGCCCTATGGCGGTCGGGTTCGTCGTATCTTCGACGATGCGAATCTGGAAGTTCCGGTATTCGTTTGCAAGCACAGAAGCATCACCGGCCGCCGCTTGCCCGGTTATCGAACCGGCGGCTATCGCGGTAGCAATGAGGCATCCTTTCGGATTGCTTGCGTCATAGGTTCCTGCTCCGATGATGAATCCTTCTCCGGGCTTCCGGTCGTATGGGACATATTGCTCGTCGAGTGCGACGGCGGAGAAATCAGTACCGATGGTCGCCGGAAGGTTTGTATTCGAAAGCGATGCAAGGACATTCGTCGCGAGTTCGTACGAGCGGAATATGGTCGCGGCAAGTGTTGACGCCCCCATTACGAACACCCTTCCTCCGAGAATCTCATAGGTGTCGTTGGTCGCAGGCGTGAATGTAAGCGCGGTATCGAGGATGATAGTTGGTGTCGTCCCGCCAGTATTCGCGACTATCCATCGTTCCTCGGTCTTTCCGGACGCCTTCCCATGAATGCGGATTTTAAAGCCATAGTCTCCAGACCCTCCACGATTGGCGAGCATGTTGACGCCGATAGCGGTTATAACGGTAGTCGTTACAATGGATGTAGTGGTGCACCCCGCTCCGATGGCGCCGTTCAAAGAAAAAGACGGCGCGAATACAGCCCCTGCGCCTGCTCCGAATGTTCCACCGAGTCCAGGGTTCACAGCAAACTGCCACGCTTTCGTGACGATATTAAATCGGTTTAGGACAGCATTCGACACGAGCTGAAAAATGAACGGATACCGAGATACGTCATTCCGCAAATCACTCGCCATCCCTCCACCCGCCGCGTGCGCGTTCGGAGAAGGCATTACCTGAACCCACATCTGACGGTCGATGACTTTTTTGAAATTGTTTGCCATACGCTATTCTGAAAGTTTTTGAATAAGGCTCTCTTTTTCGCGGAGCTGGACCATGAGCGATTCCTTTGATGCGTTCACTTCAATATTCCGCTGGTTGCAGGCTTCGCAGATAGCATGGGTGCAAACGACATGTTCATCGGCGTTTATCCGTTCCCGCAATGACTCCGACTCAGATTGAAGAGACGAGATGATTTCGGAAAGTTTTTCTTCTTCCATAGTTATGAGATACGAGAACGAACGACTGACGCCCAGGCTGCGTTGTTCTGGTTGATTACGAGGAGTTTACCTTGATATCCGTCTATGTTCGTTAGACCTGTGACCGTAGTGACCGTTCCTCCTACTGGTATGATTCTTGTAGCGTTGTTCGGCTTGTCGAGGTTCCCCGGAGAGGTAAGGAACAGGAGCATGCTCCGAAGGATAGGCGCGAGTTCCCCGAGATTCTGCGCCGCGATAGCAGCCACTTGTGCCGCGATAATCGCATCCTGCTTCTCCTCGGTGGCGAGGGCTCCTCCTGTTCCGATGACACGCTTCGCCTGAGTAGCATCATCGTGCTCCTCGACCTGTTGCCCGTAGAAAATTGATTGTCGTGGTTCACCCATATCATTTTATGTGGAAACTCTCGCGCTCGTCGCTGAGATTCTTGATGGTCTGGTTCAACTTGATGTATCTGAATATCTTCGAGACTCTCCGCTCGCTCACGCCATCACGACCGATAAGTCCTTCGAGTCTGGAGAGCTCCTTGAAGAGCGCCCCTCTGCTCTTGAATCCGTTCTCCTTCCCCCACTCAATGAGGAATTCAAGCTTATCCTCGTCCTGCTGGTCGAACGGTTCCATGTCGAAGTAGTGCTTGAGTGGGAGCATCGACATCTCCTCTATCGCTTCATCCTTGAAGTTGTCTTCGCGGATTGAATCGGTATCAATGGATTCAGGCTTCAGCGGCTCTTCTTCCATAGTAGTCCGTTATATTCTCGAATTCCTCGAACGAGTTTATCTGTATTCCCCAACCGCATTCGTCGCACTGCATCACTCTTGAGCCCTTCATGGAAAATTTATGATTGCAGGTCATAGAATCCTGTACTGTTTCAGGGGTGATGTACTCTTTGTTCTTTATTCCCTTGTCGCTTCCGAGCGAAGGAAGTAGCTTACTCATACTATTTTCTTTTCAATTTCTTCTTCATGGACCATCTCACCTTCTTTTACCCATGCGCGTATCGTAGAAAGAAGTTTCGTATATGCTTCGTCCTTGGCATAGTTCAACCTATACGCTTCCTCCCACCCCCTCTTCCCAGGGCTCGGATAACCGTCCATGCGCTCCATCTCGATGTACGGGAGGAGATGCTGCATGAAGAACTCTGATTCCAGGAACGATTTCGCCTGGACGCCTCTCAGTCTCCTGGCATCGTCGGCTTCCTTCTTCTTCTCGGAGTCGAAGAACCCGGTGAATTTTTCGAAGAGTTCCATATTTATTGCGGTGACATTTGAGGCATGACGGATTCAGGCATCGGAGGGATTCCAGGCTGCACTCCACCGACTGGGGTGTTTTGCGGCTGTCTCGCGCCTACTCCGCCTTGGTCTTCAGGGATTCCTGGCATGGAAGGCATCCCCGGCATGGCGGGTTGGGTGTTCAATTTCTTGAAATACTGCTCCATGTCCTTTATCTTCACTTTCTCTCCCATCTTCGAGATGAACTCCTTCCACTGGACCTGCCACCCGGCTTGAGCCATAGCTTCCTGTGTCTGGAGCATCGTGTCGGAGATGTTCTTCATCGCCATCGCGTCCTGCATCTCATTCGGGAGCCCCATCGCCTCGATATCGACTATGTAGTCGTAGGAGCCCTTTATGTCATCTTTCGTGGCTCTGAGGAATCCTGACTTTCCATTCGGTTCAAGGATAAGCTTCGGGAGACCCTCTTGGTTGCTCGGGTAGAGTGGGACCGCGAATTCCTCAAGCGCACCCATGCTCCTGAGAATCTCATACGATTCCTCGAAGGTGGTTCCTTTCTCCTCGGAATATTCCTCAATCATCTCATACCCTTCCGGCTGGAGGGAATAGTCGTGGAGTCCTTCATCGACGAGATACTTCACGGCATCCTCACCGACAATCCTGATAATCCGCTCATTCGTGAGGAACTGCTGGTCCATCTTCAGCCAGAAATGAACCATCTTCGATATGGCCATCTGAAGGATAATCTTGTTCGCGTTGTCTCTCGATGTCCGGAGCATCGCCTGGTCCTTCACTTCGGTAGCGGTCTTCTCGGTTCCGATGGATTGGCTCATCGCGGAAACATCCTGCCCGGTCTCTCCGACGCCTTCCATGATAAGGGAGGTCAGCAGACCATAGGTATCTATGAACTTCTGCATCGAGACATTCTGTGAGACATACGGCTTCACATCCTCTCCAGGGCGGTTCATCAACCATCTGGCTCCCGCTTTGAATTCAAGCGTCTCAAGCTGTGTCTGGAGCGGGTTCACCATGAGCGGCGTGTAGAGTTCGTTCTGTGCTCCTTCGAGGTACTGGCAGATGAGCGCCCAGTTCGCCTTGATAAGAGGGAGGACGGATTCGAGCTCCGGTACTCCGTACACATCGTCGTCAATAGCATCGTACACGAGCCTGACCATGGCTATTTCTCCATGTTCGTATGGGTTTTTTATGTCCTGGAGGACGAGCTTAGTAGAATCCCAGGACTCTGACGCGAAGGTAGGGGCGAAGACTATCTTCCGGTCTCTCCGGTACTCCGTGACGATGGTGAGCCGCTCTTCTGAATCGAGTTTATCATCCGTTGAAAGTCCGATGACGCTCTTGTTCACGGAAGTGTAGTCCTTCGACATACCTCGATTCCCGAGCTTCTTCAGCTCCTTGATGACCTTCGGGTCATACATCGGTCCGGACTTCGCGACATCGTTTATTCTCTCAAGTTCTGAGATGGTCGGGTATCGCCGAACCTGTACCCACTCGGAATCGGTAATCGACTTCGCCCCAGGCTGCAAGAGCACATCCCGGTTGTCTATGACCTCGAACCAGGGTCCTGAGAACCCGTTATCGGTCCTCCAGGTACAGAACCCGAACGAAGCACCGTATTTCCTCGCGTTCATGTCCATCCGGCGCCACTTCATGAGCATCGGCTCGTCATCGAATAGGTCAGCCTCGTTCCACTGGTGCAAGATGAGCTCAGACCCGATTCTCGCACCGAGCTCGGTCCCCTCTTTCCTGGCGACAAGTCTTCCTTGAAGCCGGTTAGCCAAAAGCCGGTCTGTTTTTCTCTTGATAAGGCTCGACCCTCTCCCATCTGGTACTCGCGCTGAGAACGGCCAGGTAGCCGGGTCTATGAAGTTCCTGAAAACGCGGTCGTAGGTGTCAAATCCTCTTTCCTTGTGTGAGATTCTCGTGGAAAGGACGCTGTTTGCATCCTCGTAGTGCTTGAGCACCTCGGATTGGATGCTTTTTTCCGACTTATTCATAGATTCTGCATAAAAAAAACGAGAAGCACCATGTTTCGGATGCTTCCCGGGTGTTTCCCGTTTGAATTTGATTAAAGTATCACAAAAAAACCGTCAAATGTCAAATTCTTTCTCTACTCCGTGTGGTTTTAATATCTTATCAGAGAGCATTCTTACTCTCGTGACCTGATGGTCCTTGCATTCGATGATTATTTTCCCGTATCCGTCGTCCAATCTCTTCGCCAGCCCTACTTTATGGATAATCTCCATGGCCTCGGATGGGAGGATGTCGTCTTTCACCATCAGGGTGAACACATAATGGAGGTCCGGCATCACGTCCTTCATGATTTCCATGAACTGCTCATTGTTTTTTTCCATAGTATTTTAAGTATTATAATCCGATATGCGGGTCCTTTCCTCTCCCTCCACCGAAAGGGCTCAGAGCCTTGCTTACGAATTGCGAAAACGGTCCGCCACCCCACGTCCCACTCCCGGCGTTGTCGATGTTGTCCTGGAATAGTTGCCACGCCCCAGCCAGAGACATCACCAAGTCGTCGTGCGCACCCCTCTCGGCCTGTGCCTTTCTGGTAGCGGTTGTGTTGACGATGATGAAGCTGAACATCTCATTTATCGTCGGACGGTCGTAGACCATGAGCACTCCTTTATCTATCGCATCCTTCAGCTCAGAGAGCATCTTCGGTCTGGTAGCCACGTTGGTATCCCATCCCAACCTATCGGAGTCAGGATTGTTTATCCCCTGCCCGTAGTTCGGCATCTTGAATATCTCGAACTTATTCGCCCGATTCAGGGAAGCGAGCCGCTCCATCTCAAACACCCCGCCATTATTCCTTTCGTAGGCGACTATCGGCCTCTTCCCCGTAACGTCCGCTACCCTCTCGATTACTGGAAATATCTCATTCGTCATCTCCGTAGCGAGTTTCTTCGAATGATAGACCAACGGAACATCGAGATTCGTCTTTGAAAGGAACTGGCAGGCGCAGTAGTCTCCAAGCCCGGTAGCCGTGTCCGCGAAAACCATGAACTGCTCTCCTACGTCGATTTTCCTGTATTGTCTCCAGCTCATAGGTTAAACGTATATTTTACACATAGATTTTACACGTAGATTTTCTGGTCCTTATAAATCCCTCGAATCTCCGAGGTCCTGAGAAGCCTCTTCAGGCTCTCCGTGTCGAAATAACAATCCCCTGAATTGATAAACGCCTCTTCAGGACTTTCAGGATATTCCTGTACGAACTGCCGCTTCAGCTCCGCTCTCTTCCCATCAAGGAAGTCCGGCCCGTAGAACTTAGAAGCCGGGTAGAACAACGGATTGAAATTTCCCTCACCTAACTTCGCGGAGTCCCAGAATGTCTTAAATTCGTTAAAGCCATTCGCTGTGGTTTCAATCACCACTCTCCCGTCAGGGACGACCGCCTGTGTGGCAGAAGCCATGAGCTTCTGGAAGTTCGGGTAGAAGGCAGCCTCAGAGAAATGAAGATTCGAGATAGTCCTGGACCTCCCGAACTCAGAGTTATTCGCGGTTCCTATCGTATACTTAGAATTCATGGCGGCGTTCACCAGCTCTCTCTTGGAATTGTATTTCAACGGAACTTTCACATGATTCTTGTCCTCGTACCACTTTATGAAGATTTTCACTCTCTCCAAGAGAGCCTGAGCGTTTTCGCTCGTATCAGCGATAACCACTGAGTTCGAGTTTTCCTTCATCAGAAAATCAACCGTAAACAAAGCCAGGATAAGACTCGAAAACCCCTGCTGGCGAGCCTTTAAGACTATATCCCTCCCCGTAGCATCATCGAAGAACTGATTCTGGATAGGGTTGAAGACAAAGGGAACCGCCCGCCCTTCCTTATTCACTATCCTGAAGTTCTCCTCAATGAACGCCCTGTAGCCTGGTTTAATCTTCATAAGTGACTTTTACATGGAATCTCCCTGCCCTGACCTCCCATTCATTGTCCTTCCCCCTCTCTCTCATCTGCTCCTTAATCATCATGTTCGCCTTTGAATGCTCGAATTCATCGACTCTTCGTATCCCTTGGTGCTGGGTTCCGCCGTTGAATCCTAACGGTCTTCTCTTCTCATTGCAGCCGCAGTACATCTTCGTAGAGCGGGAGGCAGCAAATTCTTCTCCGCAAAGGACGCATTTCACTGTTGGCATATAAATAGTTTATTAGGAAGTTCAGGGTGTCTCTCCATGTGGCATCGCGCGCATAGAGCCTCAAGGTTATTTCGCTCGTTATTTTCCTTATTTTTGTCTATATGATGGATGTGGATATGCTCTATACTCCCGCATGAAGAGCATTCGTCTCTTGGTATTTTCAGTAATCTTATAGCCTTATTAGAAAGATACCTCTTCGAATATCTCCTATTCTTCTTCGGTTTATCGAATTTAAACACAACAAATCCGAGCTCAAGAGCTGTTTCGAACAGTAATTTCCTTTCTTTTTTTGAAATCATTTTGTCAAGAGTATTATATAAGCCAAAGTTAATGATAATTTTGAAAATATCCCGGTGTAAAAAAGTTTTGATACCAGTATTGTGTGTTGTAATAATGTAAAGATGTAGTGTTTGCTTGTCATTTGGATTTGGGCGGGGGGTATGTTTGGGGGATTTATATAGGGGGGAGAGTAGACGAGGCGGGCACTACTCTGCGCCCCCCTCCCCCCTGTCACGTCGCACTATACATATTATGCGACACGACTTTATATAAAAAAAAGGCTTGACAAAGCCTAAAGACCATAACGCTCGCGTGATTCTGTAACGTTCTGGATGAAGTTGACGCCGATATTCTGTTCGTCTTTGAGCCGTCCACGGAGCTTGTAGGCTAGTTTAAGCTCTTCTACACGCTTTCCGGGCTTTTTCTCTATGTCTTGCTTCAGAGCCTCGCTTAAAAAGGTGTCAGATAAGCCGATTTCATCGAGCAAAGCGATAAAACCGGGCGCGGAAAGCACAGTTTTTGGATTTGCGGCTGTGTTGACGCTATATCCTGCCTCCACAATTGCCGTCTTCGCGTTCTTTCCCTCCAACAAGCCTTGAACAACCCTTTTTTGCTTTATGGTCGCTTTCTGTTCCCTATGATAATTCTTGAAAGATTCTTTTTTTTTGTCGTTTTGTACCCCTTGGATGACTCTTTCTTGGTCTTTTGTTTCGGAAGTCTTTTCCATAAGGCGGAAAATTTGATGATTTCTTTCTTTTCTATTCCCGCCAAGAAGGTGAGAAGTGGCGGGAATAAAGGAAAAAGCAATCTTTGCCGGTTATGCCTATATATTGCCTCTAATTGTCTGTTTCGTCAAGTTTTCTTTGTAATGCCTTGACAAGATTTTGATTTTGCTTTACAATGGAAGCATAATTCTTGACATCCGGAAAAGGTCGAGCCGGGATATAATCAGAATAAAGCAGTTAAAAAAATAAAATAAAGCGTTCTTCCGGGTGGGAAAGCGCGAAAACATGAAAAAGATTCTCTTGATTGTCTGTCGGTTCGTTTACAGGGTTTCAGGGCTTCGGGCGTTTGTTTCGATGATTGAGTCGAGAATACTTCATTATAGGCTTTGTATCCGGATGGTTCCGTTCTCTTATAAACTGTTCGTTTGGTCTCTTGGCGTCGTTACCGGGGCTTCCGGACTGTATCTCTTTCCGGTGCTTCGAGAGGCTTTCGTCGGTGAGAATGTCATTGTGTACCAGGTACAGTCGGAAAACGTCCCACAAATCAAAAATGAGCCGGTTCCGGTGATTTGGGAAGAGGCAGTCTTCACTTCTTACAGTGCCGGGGATGGATACACGCCGGGTACAGTCATGGCAAGCGGGAAGATAGTATACGTTGGTGCGGTCGCTTGCCCGCGTTCGATGAGGCTCGGAACGGTGATTGAATTGGAAGACGGGCGGGCGTTGACATGCGAAGACAGAAAGGCGTTGCGGTTTGATGGGGAGTTCGATATATACGCGCCGACGGTCGATGAAGCGATACAGTTCGGGCGGAAGACGGTCAAGTTTAAAATCGTAAGGTGAAAAAGAGTATGAAAAACTATATTTTGGAGCGGTACACGTCGAGAAATACGTCTTTTGATGAGAGAATATCGAAGCGGAACGGGAAAAGCGCGGAAAATATAGCGTGCAGAATGTCAACATTTTATCACTTCCCGGTATCAATCCGCGACGAAAGAGGAGCGTTTGCGAAGTTCGAAAACGGGGAAAAAATAGAATGGTCAATGATGCCGTTGAAGTGAAGCCGCCGCCGGACGGATTCCGGCTGATAAAAAGAGTATGTACACGCTGGAGGAATTGATTGAAGAAAATGGAAGCTATCACGCACAGCATCGTGTGTCAGACAAAGACGTAGAAGTTGCGAACGCTTATATCCTGCTTATCGGGATAAGCCGTTCTTCTGTAGCTCCGAAGCCGGGAGATGTTTTCTATTCGAAAGAAGGGAAGCGGTATCATATAGATTCCGCAGACAATGACTTTGTTCGGGATGGGATGGTCACTATCGTCGCGAATGCCTATGTACCGTTTATCCGTGCAAAAATAGGCGATTCCAGAGCTAAGATTACCCTATCCACAAGCGGAGGACCATGGACGTCCGTGGAAGCGAAGACAATGGAGCACGTACAGGGCGAAACAGAGGAAAAAAAGTTTTGTTTCTTCGGACATGTCGGTGCTTGCGGTAATGGAGCCGTAGAATTCAAGAC